CGAACTAGACAGCATCGGCGCGCAAATCCCGATGGCACCGTTTGGGCAGGGTTTTAAGGACATGGCTCCGGCGGTTGATAAGCTTGAGAGATTGGTGGCCGAACGCAAGCTGCGTCATGGCGGCAATCCTTTGCTCAACATGTGCGCGGCCAACGCAATCGCAGTTCGCGATCCGGCTGGCAACAGGAAGCTGGACAAGATGAAATCCAGTGGCAGGATCGACGGCATGGTGGCCTTGGCAATGGCGCTGGGCGCGGCGTCGCATGAGGATACAAGCGTGCCGCCTTCGCCTTGGGACGATCCTGATTTTAGGATGGAGGCGTGACCACCTTGAAACTTTGCAAATTATCGCATACAGTGCAGTGTAATTTGCAAATTCGGCGGATGCATGGCTTTGTTTGACTTTTTCCGCAAGGCGGAAACCCGGAACTTAGAAGACCCGAACGCCCCGGTTTCTGCCGAGGACTTTTTGCAGGTCATGGGCTGGGGCGAGATGACGGCTTCGGCTGGCGTCACTGTCAACGTGGACACGGCCTTGGGCGTCCCTGCGGTTTGGTCTGCTGTGAATTTCTTGTCGGGCACGCTTGCTGGCCTTCCCTTGCATGTTTACCGCAAGACAAACAATGGCCGCGAGCGCGTCAATAGCCCGATTGAAACGATCCTTCACGACACGGCGAACGACAGCATGTCATCGTTTGAGTGGCGCAAGTATATGTATGACCAAGTTTTCACAGGCGGGCGCTGCGTGACCTATATTGAGCGCAGCCGAAACGGCGCGATCAAAAACCTTTGGCCGCTTGATCCGAATTATACGCGCGTTGAACATCGCAGCGATGGTAAGCGTCAGGTTCGTGTGTACCTGCACAAGGGGCAGACCTATTCGGCATCTGAGGTTTTAGACATTCCGTTCATGCTGAAATCGAATGGCTTGGACGTGCGCGGGCCGATTTCAACAAACCGCGATGCGATTGGCATGGCGATTGCGGCCAGCCGTTACGGAGCAAAGGCTTTCCAATCTGGCGGCATTCCCCCTGTTGTTTTGCAAGGGCCATTCCAGAGCGGCGCAGCAGCGTCACGGGCGTCGGATGATGTGGCCAAGACCACGGCCAAGCTGGCGCGTGAAGGGCGTTCCGTTATGGCGCTGCCGCTTGGCCATGAGATGAAGCAGATTGGCTTTAACCCGGAACAGATGCAGTTGATTGAATTGCAGCGTTTCAGCATTGAGCAGATCGCGCGCATTTACAGCTTGCCGCCTGTATTCTTGCAAGACCTGACCCACGGCACATTCTCAAACACTGAACAGCAGGATTTGCACTTCGTTAAGCACACCTTGAAACGCTGGATTGAGCAGACCGAGCATGAGTTGAACCTAAAGCTATTCCCTCGCGGCTCTGATCGTTATGTTGAGTTCAATGTTGATGGCCTTCTGCGCGGTGACTTCCAAACCCGGATGCAGGGCCATGCTACGGCGATCCAGAATGGTATTGAGACGCCGAATGAAGCGCGCACTATGGAAAACCGCCCTGCATTGGAAGGCGGCGACAACCTTATGATTCAAGGCGCGACGGTTCCGATTACGGCGCAAATGGGGTCGGCTGATGCCCAGACCGAATGAGGCAATGCGCGAGGAAGCCCAACGCGGGCTTGATTGGCGCAGCGAATACGGTCGCGGCGGCACAGAGGTTGGCATTGCTCGTGCGCGGGATATTTCAAACGGCGACAATCTAAGCATGGAAACCGTGCAGCGTATGGCCAGCTATTTCGCGCGGCACGAGGTTGACAAGGAAGCTGAGGGCTTCCGACCGGGCGAGGATGGCTACCCCAGCAATGGCCGGATCGCTTGGGCTTTGTGGTCCGGTGATGCTGGTCAGTCTTGGGCTAACCGCATTCTTGAGCAAGAAGATGACGACGAACGCGCCGAAACGCGCCCATATCCCGGCGAACACGCTGCGCGGATCGCTGATCCTGATGATTTTGACAGTTTTAGTCGTCGCAACAACGAGGGCGGCACGGGCATTGACTTTGTCTACGGCATAAAAGACGGCGAGGCGCGGGTGCAAAGCATCCGCTTCAAGGTGGATTACTTCACCGAAGAACAGGCCCGCGAATGGCTAGATCGCAACGATTTTGAGCCGCTTTTGTTTGAGCCTGCCGCTCCTGTGGACGAGGGCCGCTCTAATGTGGTATTATCGCCACAATTCATGGAGGCCGAAAGCATGGCAGACAAAGAAATTCGCACCTTGGTGCAGAATATAGAGGTCCGGGAAGACGACAACGAGGTTATCCGCGTCTCGGGTTACGCCGCTGTCTTTGGCGAAGAAGCCAATATCGCTGGCATGTTCACAGAAACTATTGAGCGTGGCGCGTTCACTAGCGCTCTTGAGCGTCAAGATGATGTGGTTTTTCTGATTAACCACGATGGCCTGCCCTTGGCGCGCACGCGCTCTGGCACCCTGCGTCTAAGCCAAGACGAACGCGGTCTTTACATGGAGACCGAACTTGATGGCAGCGACCCAGACGTTCGCGCGATTGTTCCTAAGATGAAGCGCGGCGATCTGGACAAGATGAGTTTTGCCTTTATGCCGGAGCGGCAAGAATGGGACGACCGAGGCGAGATGCCAAAACGCACCATTCAGGATGTGCGGCTTTATGACGTGTCAATCGTAACAACACCGGCATATGATGGCACAGAAATCGGCCTGCGTGCGCTTGAGGCGCATCGTGAGGCGCAACGCAAAAGCCAAGCGGCTCGCCGTCTTCGGATGAAAGGCCGCTTGACCGAATAGCAGCGGCTCTCCCGCTGTTCTGCCCTAACCCGCGCCTTGGGCAAGCGTAATTTAAGGAGGCCCAAAATGGCTGACATTAAAGACCTGCGGGAGAAGATGGCGAACATCGCCACCGAGGCCCGCTCCAAGTTGTCGGAAGTGACCGACAAGACCCCAGAAGAACGCGCCGCTGAAATTGAGCGTGAATTTGACGCCATGATGGCGGATCACGACAAGCTGGCTGCAAAGGTTGAGCGTCTTGAAAAAGTCGAAGCCGCGCTGCGCGCTGGCGATGAGATCGACTATGATAAGCGTCCCGCTTTTGAAGATCGCTCTGCACCTGCCGTTGATGACGGCCTGCGCATGGACTACCGCACTGCATTCGCTGAGATGATTGCTGCGGGCGGCGATGCTTATGTTGATGCTGAGGTTCGCAATGTCTTGAAAGAGCATCGCGCCCAAGTCGGCGGCACTAACAGCGCTGGCGGTTTTACCGTTCCCACCGAACTGGCGACTTTCATCGAAAAAGCGATGATTGCAACTGGCCCGATGTACGGCAACCAGTTCTTCACCTACATCAACTCGAATGATGGCCGCACGTTCAACATTCCGACTGTTGACGATACGGCTGTTACCGCAGTTGCTCACACCGAAGGCACCCAGCCCACCGATGACGGCGGCAAGGACGTGACTTTCGGTCAGAAATCGCTTGGCGCATTTGCCTTTGATTCTGAGTGGGTCCGCTGGTCGGCAGAACTCAACGCTGATAGCATCCTGAACATGGAAAGCCTGCTGGGCGAACTGCTGGGCGAGCGCCTTGGCCGTATTGCCAACAGCAAGCTGACCGTCGGCTCTGGTTCGTCTGACGTTGAAGGCATCGTGACCAACACGGCAGAGGGTAAAGTTGCAGCAGCGACCAACGCGATCACCGGCGATGAAATCATCGACCTGATCCACTCGGTTGACCCTGCTTATCGCAACGCGCCCAACACCGCGATCATGATGAGCGACAGCACGCTTGCTGCGGTTCGCAAGTTGAAAGACGGCGACGGCAACTACCTGTGGCAGATGGGCAACTATCAGGCCGGTATCCCGCAAAACCTGTTGGGCTATAACGTGGTTGTCAACCAAGCGATGGCTGGTATTGGCGATGGCGTTGACAGCAAGATTATGCTGTTTGGCGATATGTCCAAGTTCTATGTCCGCAAGGTTGGCGCACCGTCGCTTTACGTTGCGCGCGAGCGTTTTGCGCCTGACTTCGGCATTCTTGGCTACATCCGTTTCGACGGTGTTCTGGCCAACACTTCTGCGATCAAGCACATGGCTCTGGCCGCAAGCTAAGTCGGTTTCTAGGTGGGGCGGTTCGCTGCCCCACTCACTAAGCTGACAAGGAGGCTTATGATGCCCAAGGTTAAACTTCTGACTTCACTCGCTGGCATTGATTTTTCGCACAATGCGGGTGATGTGATCGACTGCAACGAGGCGGAAGCGCAGCGGTTCTTCACTTCTGGTATTGCTGAACCCGTGAAGGAGCAGCGCATTGAAAAGGCGGTCAAAAAAAATCGCGGTCGCAAAGCCATTCCTGACGAGGGCTGATTAAATGGGCCACGGCAACCAGCATGGGCAAAACCAGACTTTAGCGTGTCATCACGCGCTTGAACTGGTGGAAGCGCCAGCTATTACCCCGATTACGCTGTCGGAGGTGAAGGATCAGTTGCGCGTTGATCATGATGATGACGATGCCTTGCTGGAGCGGCTGATTGCCGTGGCGGTTGCCTTTACGGATGTGCAAGGCGCGCTGGGGCAGGCGATGATTTCGCAAAAGTGGGCGCAATGGCTGGACAGCAATACCAACGGGACAGTGAAGCTAATCCTTGGTCCGTTTCAGGTTTTGAACGCGGTTCGCTATTACGATCTTAGCGGCACGCTGCAAGACGATGATGTGAACAACTACGAGATTTTTGGGACTGCTACATATACGACTATCCAGCCGAAAGACGGAGAGTCTTGGCCCGAAACGCAAGATCGGCAAGACGCTATTAAGATCGAATATACTATCGGTTACGGCGATACAGTTGACGATGTGCCTGACACGATCCGTCACGCGCTGATGCTTCTGGTCGGTCATTGGTATGACAACCGCGAACAGTCTGGGATGGATGAATTGTCAAACATTCCGTTTGGCTTTGAGAGCCTCCTGAATATGCACAGGAACGCTTGGTATGGCTAGGGTTCGCAACATAGGCGCAGGGGCTATGAATGAGCGCGTGGCTTTTGATCAGCCAAGCGGCGGCACTGATGCGTTTGGTGGCACTACAGAGGCGTGGACAGAAACGCACGTCTGCAATGCCCAGTGGCTTTATGGCAAGGGTGACGAGAGCGTGCAGGCGGCGCGCGAGGCCGGGCGTAAGGGTTACAAGCTAAAGGTTCGATCCAGCACCAAGACGCGGGCGGTTAATGAAGATTACAGGCTG